ACTTAAGCGACTCTGGTATAAGAGCGATGCTGCCTTCTTCGTCCCAGTTGTCGGCGGCGCATTCAATCTCTATGGTTTTTAGGATTTCAGCGTACATCGCTATCTCCTGTCTTTGGTGGTGTTCTATGCACTAAATCGTGAATGGCGTTGCCGTTTTTATCTGTGTAAAGGATTCCGTCTTTTGTCGTTGCATCGTTCTTCTCCTTCTGCGCGGCGGATAGCATGGCTTTGTATGTTTTCTCCACAACTAAGAGTAATCTTGTCAGATATAGGCGGTAAACTTACCTTCCCATCTTCTGTAAAAAATAAATAACCTTCTATATGCATGGCTCTATAACCTCTTGCGGCGTGGGGAAAGGTAGCCATAAATTTTTACCTTTCCAGCTCCGTTCTGTTTTTCTGGAAATTATTGCTTTGATATCTTTAAGTTCCAAGTTAACCATTAAAGATGCCACTTCTGATTCTGTAGCATAAAAATAAAAACGCCCGTTATCTTCAAAAATCATTGTTGCTGTCTTTGGATGTTCTTTTTTTCCAAAAATGAAGCAAACATCGTAGGCTTTCGGCGTAAACCAAGCCAGTTTCTCCTCGGTGTCGAGTACGATGCGCCATGTATTAAATTCTATAAGTACCTTTTCCCAGCCATCAAAGACATAAGATGTAGAAAAGCCCTTATGCCAATCTTTCTCGTGTAACGGATAATCTTCGTCCTTAACCGCGCTGTCTAATGCATCCTTCCCCCACAAATCAGCCGCCGCGCTTGCTTGCGTTAGGCTGGTGAAGATAAGGGTTTGTCCTAGTTTGTACATGCTATTTCCTTTTCCATTGAGCCGCGCCGTGCCTATACAAATTTTGTTTCTCCAAGAAAGAGCTTGAACAACTCTATCGTAACTAACTTTTGCGGCATCAGCCGTCATCTGTATCAAGGCAATAGTCGAAATTTCAGGCTCGTTTAATGTGTCAAAAATACCGCATATTTCTTGGTTTTTCTGTACTTTTTTATTTGTCATCTTGTGCCTCAATTCCGTAAAAGTCTTTGTACACTTGCGCAATCGCCAAATTTAAATTTATGTCAGCGTTTTCATAAAAATGAAGTGTAAACTTTTCTCTGTTTTCCAAGCTCTTAATAAGGTTTTTTATGTTAATCAGGTGTTTCAAGTCTGCTGCCTCAGCCTCAAGCGCGGCTAGTTTTTGTTCGCCTGTCATGGTTTATCCTTTCATATTCTTACGTATCTCTGCCGTTGGAGGCAGGAAGTGCATATCGCATTTGTAGAATTCACATTCTGCTGCTTTTTTTATGGCAGAAAAGTCATTAAACGCCTGACGCTCGCTCGGTGTCGCCGTATAACGGTAGCACGTTTTTCGTATGTCGCAGCGCGTCGGCTGGCACATAGTTATGTCGGGCATTAGGCTAACTCCCGCAACGCTATTTGTAAATCTTGAACTGTTTGCATGTTACTTTCCTTCTTTCGTTAAAATTGGCAACAGCACTGTTGCGATATAAACCTCAGCTTCTTTTAGAGTTTGACAGTACCAGTTGTTTTGGTAGCCTCCAGCAACTCCGCCGTGATTGACAATAAAGCCGTTCTGAATGCTCTCTACAGTGATTGTAAAACGCATATTATTCCCCTCCTGTTGTTGACTCGATAAGATTGTTGAGTTGCGCTTGCTGTTGTTTGGTGTACCCAGAATATTTCTTTTTAACTGGCGCGACGCTTTCTTGCATCTCCTCGAAAGCGTCTTTCGTGATGGTGTTTTGTTCGTCTTCTTTGAGGATAGAAAGCACTTGTTGTTCAATAGCTAATTGCTGCTCCTCCTCTGTGTGGATAACACCTAGGCGGCTTCCTGCGGCTACTACAACGGCTTGCGCTTTTGCATAGATGTATTGCTTCCCGTGTTCTGCCTGTTGCCCTAGTAAAGACACGCCCCAGCATACAGAGTATGCGAACACCGCTAAGGCGATGACACACGCAATAAAACAGCCTTTGAACAGTAAAATGTATTTCAGTGGTTTGATTGCTCTTTTCATATACGGTTCTCCATAAACATGGTGGGCAAAGAGAACGCTGTAGTATTTAAGGTTAATAACCCAAGAATTAACAGCGTCCATGTGGAATACGCAATTAAGGTGGGCATCCAGTTTTGTGTTTTCATAAATCCTCCTTATATGGGCTTTGGCAACCCTCCATAGAGGTATAGGGAGGGCTGCCATTAAAACCCCTTTATTTTTTGTCTAACGCTTTTTTAATTGTTGGAGACCATTCAGAGAAAAGTTTTTGAAATTTCTCATCTGGTACAACAATCATCAATAGCCCCAAAACCACTATAAAAGAACGTGGCAGGAAAAAGGCGGCAATAATAGTAAACGCCCCTAGCCACGCAGTTACTTTCGTAAGCTGCGATATAATGTAATTACTAAACATTAGCCCTCCACTGCTTCTGCAAATGCAGAAACAAAATCAATATCTTCAAGTCGGGCAGAACCAACAATGTCGTGTTTTGCTTCCTTGAGATTATCGTCTAAGTTTTGAATATACTCAGCCGCTCCAACATCACCACCAACTGTTAGGAAAATGATGTTGAACTCGCGCTCATCTTTCATTTCGTTGGCAATGCGTACGATGGCATCTTTTACAGCTTGCTTGTCTGACGGTACTCCGTCTGTGACAATCATAAGCGTTGTCTGTTCGTTAGCAGCCGCTTTATGTTCATTCCAAGCCTCATTGATAACCAAGTGAGTTTGTGTTGCCATTTCGAAAACGGGAGCAGTAGGCACTTTATCAGCAGCACCAGCAGTAACGTCTTTGAATGTTGTCAGCTTTTGACCGAACAAATACACAGAAACTCCGTCAGTATCGTATTTACCAGCTTCCCCAATAAACAGTTTTGTTTTTTCTAAGGAAAAATCATAACGTGTTGCGCCAGTATGTGTGTCAGTTGCTTGCATAGACGCGGAAACGTCTAGCGCGATAATAAAATCATCGCCTTGGTTCAACTCAAGATTGTTAGTGTTAGTCATATAATATCCTTTTTATTGTTTTCCGTATTTCTACGGTGAGGAGAAGTCCTCAATAATGCCGGCAAAGAAGCATTATTAAATACTTAATCCTCCTATATCTGCGCTAAAAGAGTGCCCACAACCCATCCCGCAACAATGGCAATAGCGATTGCTAAAGACCACGTTTTATGAGCTTGTAAGCGTTCAATATCTGCCTTCAATTCCTTAACCTCTAAAAGCAATTCTTCGCGGCGGTTATGCTCTCTCTTTGGGAAATTGACTACGTTACTCATTGCCATTACTCCTAAAATATTCCAGCGTGTCTATCGCGTTCAAAACTTTCGTCTGAACGCGTGATAGCGTCTTGCTCGTCCAGCATTTCTTGATACGCTGGCAAGCTGTCTAGTGTTGGTAGGTCTGCCTTCATATCAACAAACCCACCGTAAATCCCTTGTAATGTTAAGCTGCACCATTGAAATTGACCGACATTTTTTGCCATTTCAATTTGTGACGCATCGCGCTCATGCTCTGCAATCAGCGTTAAGGTATCCTCCACCAATTCAAGCGTGCCGTCCTTGCTATATTCCAGCAACGCATTCAATTCCGCGATATAATTGTTCATTGCCATATCAGCGGCGATAGCATCTGCGTACACAGATAATGTTGCTTTAATGCCATTTATCCGCGCAATAAGCGGGGCTATTTCTGTTTCCACTCTTTCTACCATTTTTTTACTCCGTGTTTGTGTTCCTGATGTAAAAAGCAATAATTCATTTCTTGAATAATGTCAACAGCTATTTTATTCATTTAGTGAATTATTTTTACTTGACACCGTTAAGCCAACGTGAGACGATAATTTCAATCGTACTCTCCAACTTGCCCACACTGGCAACTAACATTACAGTGTGGGTCTTTTTTGGGGATGCCGTTCTCGTTGAGCATCATTTTCAGGCAAAGAACTGAGTTAACCAGAGAAACTATACTGGAGATGGTGTTCAACTGGTGCGGCGATGCGTAGCGGGAGGTAGACGGGTTAGGCTTGCGAGTCTAAGCACAGCCCGCCCGCACCGACCATTTTTCTGACGTCGGAAATATGGTCTAATAAAACCGTTCTTTTACAGCACCATCCCTGTGCTTCACACGGGGCAAGCCTTGCAAGCATGGTGTTGTAATGGTGCGGTTACAGGAAGATAGCCATAGTCGGTGAGATAGCCCGATGCTTGTAATTGTACCAACTTCTACCCTTCTACACAACTCCTTTCAGTTCCGTGAGTGTTGCGGAAAAGTAAGGCTATCCAGCGTGGTGCTTTGTAGAGGGGAATTTCATTTTTTGGCACTATGGATAGCAAAGCACTGACAGCTCGGAAAGACGGCAACCGCTCTTACCATGTCGAGGTAATCCTCGCTATGGTTGGCTCGGAGAAATGAAGAAGAGGGCTATAGCTCTACACCGCAGGGATGTGTTCTAGTCATCCGTATTTCAAAACGCCACGGCAACCATGCTGTTATATATGGTGACAGCTCGGAAAGACGGCTCTTTTAGAGGATATATGAAACAAAGAACGATCTTCGGGCGATATTTAGAAGAAAAAGGTTACACAACAACATCTTTTGCCCAAAAGGTAGGCAGTAGCCAGCCAACAATATGGAGGTTATCAACAGGCACGTTTAAACTATACAATCCTGAATTGGTGGAAACAATAAACACAGTGATAAGCACCGAATACGGCAATAAAGATTTTGTGGGATTTGTGGAGAAGGATTTTCGGGTATGACCTATACAATGGACGCATTTACCTATGGAGGGGAAACGTACAGCGGCGGCGGCGCGGCTTTTAAAGGCTATGGGCGTTAAATCAGGATGGGCGGATTACGAGATTGTGAAAAATGGCAGGGTATATTTTATTGAGGTAAAACGTCCCCGTGTTCTCAAGGCAGAGGCAGGCGCGTATCAAGCCGCTGGTAGCCTCTCAGACACACAGAAAGAGTTTCGGGATACATGCATAGCCAACAGCACCCCGTATGCTGTCTGTCATTCACTGGCGGAGGTTGAGGCTATGTTGATAATGTGGGGCATACCATTAAAGGGAAGGATTACAGCATGAGTGATAATGACGATGATTTCGACCCTGAATTGCTTATTCAAGAAATAACGCAATCTGTTGATTGTGAGCAGGACAATGACCCGTTAAACCGCATTGTGACGGTGGAGATTGATATGTTCGCCCAACGTTTAGAAGACGGGTTTATCACACGTTATAACACAAAATGCCCCACTGCACAGATTAAGTTTAGAGACGTAAACCCTAAGTATCACAGGATAGTAGATTAACGGTGCTTGGGAACTTTAACCCAATGTGAATATTGTTTATCTTGAAGATACTTCTGCACGTTGTCGTTATTTAATCTTGCATCATACACCCAATGTTTCGGGTTTGTTGAAAATAAAGTTGCTCCTCTGTCCCCATCAGCATTTTCAAATACCGAGCTTTTGAAAACAGCAACAAAGGTCGTGTTAGGCGGTATAATATCGGTGAAAACGGATTTAAAGTGTTTCATTATGAACGTGCCTCAAAAACAAAAGTATGTGGTTTATAAGGCGCATCTTCCTGTTTATCTTGAACAGCCGCGCGTTCATCCTCAAACGGTGCTTCGTTAGGCAGGGGTATTACGAGCCCGTACTGCTCGGCTGCAAACGCCCTGCATTTTTCCATGTAGTTTTCAAACTCAACTGTTGTTAGGTCTGTTGTGGATTGTGTGTAGACAATCGGTTGCCCGTCAAAACCAAACGCAATCTTCTTAAGCATCCCAACCTCGGCGGCTAGGGCTTCGTGTACCCCTGATGGGGGCATAGATTGCCCTGCATCCTCAAGGATAGTTCGAAACGTATCAACTATGACTCCCCAATAATAACGGTTCTGCTTCACGCTGCGGGTTTTCTTGAACGCATCAACGGTTATCTCCACCGCGTCCAGTCCACAAGTCTCGATGTACTCGGCAATGCGTTTGCGCGGGTGCACGTCAATCTTGCCGTCTGTAATGGGGCATATTAACTTGAGTGGCTTTGTCATGCAAACCCCCGTATCTTTTTAACAAGTGCGTCTAACTCTTCATAGAACGTTTTTAGTTCAGCAACAATTCTAGCTTGATAGTCCGCATCTGGATAAACGCGCTCAAGAAAATTAGGCATGTTTTCAGCATCACAATAGCTAAAATAATCAATCCACGCCCTGCCCGTAACAAGCAAGCCCCCCTGTAATTGTGCATAGTTTTCAGTTGGCACTTTACCGCGTTTTAAAATCCCTATCTGTACATGCACGTCACGGCTTTTGTATTCTGCAAGCCCGTCATTACCAACAAAGCCATCGGGGGAGTAGCCAAGGCGTAAATCCTCGTCTATTACAAACCCGATAGGCTCAACAATATACTGGCGTTCTATTTCGTAAAATTCCCTAGCAATGGCTTCTTGCTCATTGCCGCGCTCCATATCATCGTTTTTAAACGCTTTCATGGGGCGTTTTGTTATGACTTCCCCCGCCTTTTTTTCCATATAAGTTGTACGGGTTTTCCCATCGCCTTTTGCAAGGATGTGTTTTAACTCGCTACAGGTTACTACGCCGCAACGCGCCTCGAGCCATTCAGGGCTTCCCTGAGCGCAATCAATAATTTTCATCGCTTGCCTCTTGCTCTAGTAGTTTCTCCTTGTGTCGGGCAACTGCTGTTTTAAGCTGTTTTAAAACAGTGCTGTAAACTTTGGCTGGGATTAGTTTTTCTTTTCCGTATTTCTCTTCATAAAAACTTCTCGTGATTTCGCTAGCCTCTAAAAACATTGCGTCAATAACGTATTGCTGTTCTTGTGTGCATAACTCTACCGCGTCTTGCGCCTCTTTCTGCATCGCGTCTAATTCTTCAAAAGTTGCCTCACTGCCTAACTCTTCGGGGAACGCTTTGCGTAACGCATCGCTTTCAGCACGGATTGCATACATGCGGCGCGGCATTTGTTTCCATGTGGTTGTTTGCTTCTGCATTTCAGAATAACACGAACCCACAAACGCGCACCGTTGACCGCCAATAATACGATAAACTGTGACGTGACATGCAATGATTGTGTTGCTCTCAATTTCATACACAGGCGCGTCAATACCGCCATAGTTCCCCGTGCGCGCCGCCGTTGTGCGGTATTGAGCAATAGACGGGACAATTTGCTCTTTTCCGTTAAAAGACAAAATGTAGACGGGCTTTGCCATCACATCCCATTCCTTGCTTTTGCAATAATCAATTACAAGCGCAATCATTTTATCGGACGCATCAGGATATAAAACGCCTTTTAAGGTGCTCCATTTTTCGGCTGTAATATTGCGCTCTTGCGCTAATGCTGGTAAATTCGTCATTTTACTCTCTTGTTTGTTTTAGCTTGGCTAATGCCAATTTTTGGCGGGTTTCGGTGTATACAGTAATGTTCTGAATCATTCTGTACTTTGCTTTATCTAGCGGGAACGTCTTCTGTCGAATCTCCACCATAAGCTCTTGTAGTTTTTCTAATGTAGTCATGGGTCTACTCTCCTAGTTTTATTCCTGTTATTTTCTCAAAAACCTTTGCGTCAAAATTTGGTAATTGGCGCAAAATGCGCTCATCATCCTGCTGCCTATTATCCCAAGCAATTTTCCAAACCTCCTTATAATCGCGATTCCGAAGACATCCGCCACGCACATAAAAATCAGGGTCGGCAATTTTTTCTGCGTCAGTCATTTCGGATGCATCAACCCAAAAACATAATTTTACGTTGCTGATAAATTGCGGTTTTTTTGTATTATTCCATACATCTCGGCTGACTGGCTTGTTAAAAACCAGAATGTCTTCAGGAGTTTCGGAGTTAAAATACCCGCTGTTGTAGTCGCCGCTGTTGTAGTTGCCGCTGTTGCAGTCGCCGCTGTTGTAGTTGCCGCTGTTGCGGTTGCCGCTGTTGCCGTAGCCGCTGTTGTAGTCGCCGCTGTTGTAGTCGCCGCTGTTGCGGTAGCCTTTAACCACAAAATCTACATACAATTTGTGTTCTCTGCATTTTTTAAAGAGCCACACCCCCCAATCGTTATGCCCATCATTTACAAGCACTTCTATCGCCGTTTTTAAGTCCGCACCATCTGGGAAAAGTTCGCAAAAACGCTGCATGCCTTGTGCGCAGGCATTCCACTCAATCAGTAATTCGCGTGTTATTAATTTTTCTGTCATTTTACATTCCTTTTAAAAGTTGTTTGCATATTAACGCCCCCTTTATTTATCTCTTGACACGGTAGCACTGGTTGTGTTACTTGTCAAATTATATTTTACATGTTCGTAAAAAAAATAAGGATGCAATATGGAACGCGACTTACAAGAAACCTATGAGAAGATTGTTAAATCATTGCAGGACAGGAATTTAAGGGCTGTTGAAGCTGCAACTGGTGTTGGTCATCAGACTTTGTTTAACATTAAGGCGGGGCGGAATAAGAACCCAACTTTAAAAAACATAACCCCGCTTATTAAGTATTTTGAAGACACGACTTGGCAGAAACAATAGCCCATCCGAAATATCGGAGAGTTTAACGAGAGCGATACTCAATGCTTACACCGCAAATCATAGATGCGATGGTAGATAATGGATGCACTGCCCAGCAGATTGCAGCCGTGGTGAAAGCCGCCCTCATTGCACAGCAAGAAACTAATCAAGAAAAGCGTGCGCGTGACGCAGAACGTCAACGGCGTTGTCGCAGTAAGTCACAACCCGTCACAGATTGTCACGTCATGTCACGCGATGTCACAGTGACAGAGTGTGACCCCTCTCTTCCCCCCCTTGTCCCCACCCTTTCCCCCCTTCAGACTACCCCCCTTTCCCCCCCTATAATCCCCCCCAACTCACCCAACGACGTACGTCAGCAAATTTTGCCGATGATTGAGGCTGATTTGCCAAAACCCTCGAAGCAAGCCCGTGCAGTCGCATTGCCGAAAGGCAGGGATTGGGTTTTGCCCGATGAGTGGGGCGATTGGGCAATGGAAAAATACGGTTGGACTGTTGAGGAGGTTGTTGATATTGCGACAGAATTTAGGAATTATTGGGCAGCAGAGGGGGGCGCAAAGGGGCGGAAAGTTGATTGGGAATTGACGTGGCAGAATAGATGCCGAGAAGTATGGAAACGCAAGGAATCACAACGGTTAAAGGATGAAAAATATGAGCAAATTCGCTATAGAAAACCAGCCTAAAAAGCAGGAAAAGAACCACAGCGCGGATTTTCACCGCCAGCAGCTTATCGGAACGCTGAAAGAGCCTTGGCAAGCGAACATTTGCCATGCGGCGAAAAGCACCGAGACACCACAGCTTGCACGGTTGGTGGGCGCATTAGGAAACGCGGAATATCGAGAGTCTGAGCGTTTGTTGGTGGTTATCTCGAAAGAGATTTTCCTTGCGAATTACGAGGCTATCAGCAAAGCCCTTGGAAAAATCCGCGTTAAAACCCGTGCCGAGCTTGCACGCGAAATGGCGAACGCTTACGTTGCAAACGCTCACCGCGAATTGGTGGCACAGGCACGGAAAGAAAAATGGTGGTTGTATCTTTCCGATTATCTCAAAAACACAGCCCTTACCCAAGCGCAAATGATTTGCGGCGCAACAGTGGGGTATATGCGCCCTGTGAATATCTCACCGTGTGACGAGCAGCGTATAGGCGACTACCTCGATTATTGCCGTAAGCAAGCAGCAACAGGCGTTATCACTGTTGCCGTTACAAAGCCCCTGATTGCAGAGTTTCAAGAGCGTGCGGGGGTGGTAGCCGCGCCACAGGTAACACACGCGCAGTACGATTTATCAACCCTACAGAAAGCATCTTAACATGACAAAAATTTACGCCCTCATAGGCAGTACTGAAAACGTCAACAAGTCGTGGAGTCCCACAATTCATAACGCATGGCTCAAACATTACAAGATTAATGCTGAGTATATTGGGTTTGGGCATGATGGCGATTACAACGATATTATTAATATGCTGAAAAACAGGGGGGATGTAAAAGGCGCAAATGTTACTACACCGTTTAAGCAGCATCTTTACGGCGGAAATACTTTAAAATTTGAAACAGAGTGTTATTCAACAGACCACCATACAGACGGTTACGGCTTCACAAAAGCGTTTGAGCCGTATCTTGAGGATGCGCGAAAAGCGGAGCATGTTATAATTTTAGGAGATGGCTGTGTTGCGCGAACCATTAAGAATGAATTGAGCAGAATCGGAATAGACGCGGTGATGTTTCCTCGCCATACCGTGTTATTAATGGAATTTTCCTCAAAATCCAAATTCCCCGATAATGCTTTTGTGATTAAAGCCCTTGCAAAACAAACATATTATAGAGGCGCAGCGGAATCTTTAACAGTCAACTACGACCGCACAACCACTATAGACTCATTTCCCATTCAAATGCTCCTCCACGAAGCCGCAAAATCGTTTGAAATATGGCACGGGTTTTTACCCGATATTAAAATTGCAGAGCAAGCAATTAAGCAAGCGCAGGACGAGGCAAAACATGGCTTTCGAGATTTTTAAACAAAAAGCGCAAGAAACATACACCAAAAAGGAAAAGATTATGACACCGCAAGAAGCAATCTTTAAACAATCGCCTGATAAAAAAATCAAGAGCAACGATCCGTTCATGTTAAGCGATGAGGAAATTTTAACCTTTAAAACAAACCGCATGATTTATAATAAAACTCTTACAGAAGCCACGCTATTTATTAATAAAATGCAAACAGATATAGAGAAATCAAATCATGCTTTATTACTGTTTGGAAGCAGGGGCAGTATGAGAAAGCGGCGCGACCCAGAGGCGAACGCATGGCGCACGGCAACAAGGAAATACTTATACAATCGGCTTAGCGATTAATCGCCGCAGAATAGCCAAGGGATAGCATGAAATGTATTTAATGATGCGATATAGCCGAAATATGACAAACCCCATTCAAAACGCAACCTAGGGGGTTTTAGAGAGTATCTTAAACAACTCCCATTTTGCGTAGGGCATGTTTCGGTGAGATGGTTTATCTTCATCGCTTTCCCATGCTACCCACGTTCTTTTTAATACGCCTACAAGCGCACCCGCTTGCGTTTGGGTTAAACCAGCGGCATTACGAGCGGCTTTGATTTGTTGGGGTGTGGGGTGTGTCATTAAACGCCCTCCGCTTGAAAACACCAAAACTTATTGGCTTCTACTCCACCAAAAGGCATTGCGCCCCGTTGTAGCAGATTTCGGTTGTATTTTTTTTCTCGCAACCCGAAAGCATCACCAAAAAGCCAACGGTGGCGATTGTGATAAGGGTTAGTTTGGTCGTTTGATATAGTGAAAACATGTTCGTAACTCCTGTTAGGTTGGGGGGGGTGATTAGGCAATGTACACACCATCGATTTTTTCTAAAGTTCCGTCTATGTCTAAACGGATAAAAAATCCCTTACACTGCGCGATAATAACGCGTAAAAATCCTGCGTTTCCTGTGTTTAAATAGTCTTGGAATGCCCGCATCTCATCTATATATTTATGATTGCATAGCACATTTTTTTCTCCTTTTTTATTCAAAGAGAAAATTTCTAATGCCATGTTTTCAGGGCGTTTTTTGAAAGCCAATTTTCTTTCATCCGCAGCATCCGCAGCATCATAAGCAGCCGCGCCTTCCTCTGCCATTGCTTGTTGATTTAAAAATTCGTTGAATTTCCAAAGATTAAAATGTTTAGCGTTTTTCATTTCTTTAACTCCTGTTAGGTTGTCCTTTGTTGGTTAATTGCGTAATTCTTCCATAAATTTTTCCGTGCGTTCTAAAAACATTGAAAAAGGCAAAACGCAATTCTCAACATTATCGCCATTGCTTGCTTTAATTGCGTAAACTAAAGCGGATTGTAATTTATTAAAAAGAATTGTTTCTAAATCAGTCATTTTACGTTCCTTTGCGGTGAGCATCTGCTCTGTTAATAGATAGATAGTAGCACAATGTTCGCCTTTGTCAACAACTATTTTCATGTTTTCACAAAAAAGTTGCGTTCTAAAAAAATACGGTATACTATCCATATAAACATTGAGGACTGTGTCCATGAAAAAACCAACAAAACCAATGCCTAAGCCCAGTAAGCCTAAGGGCGGGAAGGGTTGCCAACATGGTTAGCGGCTTGCCCTCTGAGTTTAAGGAGGAGTACTCGGAACAAGCGTATAAGCTATGCCTATTAGGGGCTATTAATACGGAAATCGCTGATTTCTTTGGTGTAGCTGAATCAACTTTCTACAAATGGCAAAACGACTTTCCAGTTTTCTCGGAGTCCATTAAGCGCGGTAAGCTGCAGGCGGACATGGAAATAGCCAATAAACTATACAATCGCGCAAATGGTTACGATTATGTGGAGCAGCAAGCCATTAAGTTGAAAGACGGACAATTTGAAGAGCGTGTCGAGGTTGTTGATATAGTTAAGCACGCTATACCAGACACAACGAGCATTATCTTTTGGCTTAAAAATAGACAAAGCGCAAAATGGAAAGACAAAACCGCAACCGAATTAAGCGGCGGCGTTAATGTTACTAACCTTACGGATTTTAAATAGGCGCATCATGGCTAAAAAGAAACAAACTAAAGAAACTGTTGTTGAATTAACTGAAAGCCTAGCAGATTTCTCGCCTGCTATTGTTATCGCACCCCACGGAACATACAGCGGTTCACTGGGCGGAAATGCACTCAACACAAACGACTTGCGTGTGTTGCAGGGCTTGCCACCCATTGAGCACTTAGAGCCTGCAACGGTTGCTGTTGAGTAAGTGATGCACGCACATACAGTTACGCATTTTGACAAAGATAATAACATAATCACGCGGTATGTTAATTGCCCTGGTTATTGGCGCGATTCGGTAAAACCGTATTTAGAAGAGAGTTACAGTAGTTCTTATATAAACGAAATAGATTTTGAATATTTGATTAGAAAGAAAAATGACCATTCATCCATTAAAAGATTTCCGTTTAGGAAAGAACAATTACATCCTTTATTTGTTTTTATTCCATTAACAGAAAAATACGAACGCGATGTGCAATTTAATGACAAGAATTTTTACAACAAGATGCTCAATTTAATGAGGCAGCGCGTGTTTTCGGGGGGGCACAAAGAAACAATGGATACGCTATATATCAATGGGCTCTATAGAAAGCCTGTGTATTAATGAACGCATACGAATATTTGGCAAACTGCA